TAAAGCAATTGATGCTTTTAATACACCTTCAAGTTCAATAGATACAGACACAGATTATGAAGGTATTGCAAGAATGAAAGCAGAAGAAGAGTTTACAAATAGAAACCGTGCAGAGCAATTAGCTCAAATGGAAGCAGATTCTATTTTAGATAGAAAAGGAAAAATGAATTAACTAACTAACTACAAAACACCGAAGAAGTATTATCGAGATACATTTCGACTTTGTAGTGACAACCCCAGAGCTACCTTAATTGCACTCTGGATTTTTAAAACCCCGAAAGCTACCCAGCATTGTGCTGGCACTTAATGGAGGTCAAGATGACAAAAGCAACAGAAAAGCAAGAAGAAGTACAAGCAACACCAAATCCTTATAACAAAAATAAGAAATGGGATAACAGCAATTCAAAAGCCGATATTGGTTTTCAAAGCGCTGATGACTCATTAGCTTATGTAGCGGATAAGAAAGAAGCAGTTATTTCCAGTGGCGCGCCTATATTAGAAAAAGCAGAGGAAGCCAAAATAATTGAAGAAGCTCAAGCTACAGATAGCGATTCTTTAGAAGAGGAGAAGATTGAGAAATATAAAAAAGTCGACTTCAAAAAGCGTTATGATGATTTAAAGAAACATTATGATAGAAAATTAGGTGATTGGAAATCTAAAGAACAATCTCTCAAAGCAGAGATGCTCGCTGGACGAACCACNTATGTAGCTCCTAAAACCCCAGAAGAACTGGCAACTTTTAAAGAGGACTATCCTGATGTTTTCGATGTAGTAGAAACAGTAGCTCATATGAGAGCAGAGGAACAGCTTGCATCATTGCAAGAACAAGTTTCTCAGTTATCAGAAAAAGAGTCAGTAAGTAATAGACGAGCGGCTGAACAAGAGTTATTAAATGTTCACCCGGACTTTAAAGCAATCAGAGATTCAGAAGATTTTCATGATTGGGCTAGAGTACAACCTGAAGCAATCCAAGATTGGATTTATAAAAATACAGGTGATGCGTCTCTTGCTGGTAGAGCTATTGAATTATACAAACTCGATGCGGGTATTTCTAATAAACCTACTGAAGCTATGTCAAAAACAAAGAGTCCAGAAGTTGACTCTAGGGGAAGCGCTGCTGATGCAGTGTCGGTAAAAGCTAAAACACAAGACCCGACTCCTCAAGAGAAAACATGGACAACCTCAGAGATTGCTAATCTTTCTATAGACCAATATGAGAAGTTTCAACCTCAGATTGATGAAGCTTTTAAAGAAGGTCGAATAGTAAATGGTTAGCTTTATTAAGTAAACCAATAAAGGTTTTCACGCATTACTAAAATAATGTTTGTTAATCTTTTAAAAACAGGAGAAAGTTATGGGCTTCGAAGCAGGCACTACTAACTATAATCCGGCAACATCGGGGCAAACAAACTCGTTCTGGTTACCGGAAGTTTTTTCAAAGAAGGTACAAGTTGCCTTCCGTAAATCGGCAGTAGCTGAAGCTATCTGTAACACAGACTACATGGGCGAAATTGCTCAGTTCGGTGATACAGTGAACATCATCAAAGAGCCGACCATCACAGTAACTGACTATACTCGTGCGACAACTTCACTATCGTCTACGGTTCTAACAGACCAAGAACTAGTGCTACAAGTTGACCAAGCGAAATATTTCCAGTTCAAGGTTGATGATTTAGAGAAGCGTTTCTCTCATGTAAACTGGCAACAGGTTGCATCTGATAACGCTGCATATCAATTGAAAGACGCATTTGACGTAAATGTTATTACTGCTGCTGTTGCAGGCATTGGTTCTAACGCATACGGAACAGTTGCTGCTCCAATTGATACTGGTCACGCAACAGGTGAAGTAGACCCACTAGACGTGTTAGCACGTTTGGCTCGTTTACTTGATGACGCAAATGTTCCAGAAGAGAACAGATGGGTTGTTGCAAAGCCAGAGTTTTATGAAGAACTAGCGAAGACAAGTTCTAAGCTATTATCAGTTGACTACAACCAAGGAAATGGTGGTCTACGCAACGGACTAGTTGCATCAGGCGAGCTTCGCGGCTTTAAGATGTACAAGTCTAGCAATGTACCAACACCTTCTGGTTCAGGTAACCCTACTCACCAGATTCTAGCTGGACATATGTCAGCTGTATCTTGTGCGCAGTCGCTATCTACAGTTGAGTCAATTCGTGATAACGATTCTTTCAAAGATATTGTTCGTGGGCTATTAGTTTGGGGTCGTAAAGTATTGCGTCCTGAAGCACTAGCTTTAGCAATTATCAAGATTGACTAAGTAGTAAAACTTAAGGGGTCTCTTCGGAGACTCCTTATCCTAATTATAGAAGAGGAAAGATGTCACATAAAACATATTTAGCTTTAACAAATGATATTTTAGGAGAACTAAATGAGGTTCAACTTACTTCTTCAAATTTTGCCAGCGCTACTGGTATACAAAAGTTTGTAAAAGATTCCATTAATAGAGCATATTTTGATATAGCTAATGAGAATCCAGAGTTTCCTTGGTTAGCAACAACACCGTCAGGTGACAATAACCAAGATTATGGAAACGCTTTTGTAGATACTGTAGTAGGACAACGCTGGTATTTTTTAAAAAAACATTCGAGTGGTTCTCATGGAACTGCAAAAGATTTTGGTCGAGTAGACTGGGATAATTTTTATATGACTACTGAAGACGTAGGAACATGTTCTACAGCCGGAGTATGTTCTAACGCTTCTTATAGTACAGCAGCTACCTGTATTGCTAACGGAGCTACATGGACAGATTATGATACGCAGTCTGTATGTACAGGAGCTGGAGCTAATTGGACAACAACTCACACTGCTCCACACGATAGACACAATCTTAAATTTTTAGCTGTTGATGATTGGAGAAAGCATCACAGAGAATCTGATGATGATGAAAAAGATACTGGTAAATATTCTACACCATTAAGAGTTATAATGTCTCCAGACGGTAGAAAGTTTGGATTGTCTCCTTTGCCTGACAAAGTATATAGAATATACTTTTTTGCTTGGGAACAGATAGATGAGCTTACTGCTTCAACAGACCAAGTACTATATCCAGAACAATGGGTGTCTGTATTATTAGCAAGAGCTAGATACTATGTTTGGCAGTTTAAAGAAAATACAGAATTATCTACAATGGCTTTACAAGAATATAATAAAGGAATTAGATTAATGAGGGCTTATACAGGAAACCCACAGCCTTCTAGAATGATAGACGACAGAATAAGATTCGTATAAACTATGGCAACAGAACAAGGAATAGCAATTTCATTAGGTGGTGGTCTAGATAAAACCTCATCATCTTATGAGTTATTTAAAACTCCGGGAGTTGCTACAAGATTAAAAAACTTTGAAGCTTCTATGTCTGGCGGGTATAGAAGAATAAATGGATACAGAAAATTTTTAATAAGTCCTGTTACTGGTTTCACTATTACTAACGGTGGAGCTGGATATGCTAATGGCACTACAGTTAATATAACAGATTCTGAAGGATTTGGAACAGGAGCAACTGCTACAGCAACAGTAACTAATGGAGTCATAACAGCTTTAACTTTAACAAATGTTGGCTCTGGTTATCAGATACCACCTAATATTACTTTTTCTAATACTGGAGGTTCTGTTACAACTACAGCGGTAGCAACTACTACTTTAAATGCTGCTACAACTCCTACTGGAGGAACACATCCTATTAGAGGACTGTATTCTCATAATGAAGGATTTTGGGCTTTTTCAAACGGTAATATATACTGGACTGAAAATGGTTATGAATGGACTCAAGTTAATAAAGATTATGGTACTGCATCTGGAGGAGCAACTACAACTCAACAAACAACTGAAGAAGCAAATCATACATGGACACCAGATTGGGCAACCGCAGCACAGTTGTCTTCTAAGCCGGCAGTAACTTTAAGCACAACAGCTAGATATCAATTTTCAGAATATATAGCTACAGGTGTTCCTCAAGCTAGAATAACATGTGCAAACGGAGTAGACCCTGTAGTTTATTTACAAACTAAGGTAGTTAGCGGAACAAGATATTTTAAATTTCAAAGAGCTTTGTATAAAGCTTATGGTTTGTCAACATCAACTCCAGTATATGCAGACATACCTAAACCACAATATACAACAGTACACGAAGACCATGTTCTTGTAGGCGGATGGACAACTAAACCAGAAACTTTATATTATAGTACAAGGTATAACGATGTTGATTTTACCGGAGCTTCTGCTGGTTCAATAAACATAGGCGATAAGATAACAGGAATGAAAACTTTCCGTAATCAGCTTATTATATTTGGTGTTAGTAGTTTAAGTAGACTAGTAAATATTAACTCTTCTTCTACTATTGCAATGCAAGACATAACAAGAAACATTGGTTGCCTAGATGGTTTCTCTATTGCTGAGATTGGCGGTGACCTAGTGTTTTTAGCACCAGACGGTATTAGAACAGTTGCTGCAACAGCTCGTATTGACGATATTGAATTATCGTCTATATCGCATAAAATATTACCATTGATTAGTAATATTGTTTCGGATGGCGCTTTTGATTTGTCTACAACTGTTATTAGAACTCAAAACCAATACAGATTATTTTATTGTAAGTCTACAACAGGCACAGTATCTCAAAAAGGAATTATAGGAACATTTAAAATAAGTCCTCAAGGTGTTCCGGTTTGGGAGTGGTCAGAAACACAAGGCATTGAAGTATCTGCAATGGCTTCTGGATTTGACACAAGTGATACAGAAATAACACATCACGGAGATTATAGCGGCTTTGTTCATTTTCATAATAAAGGATATCATTTTAATGGTGCTAAAATAAACGCAGAGTTTAAAACTCCTGATATAGATTATGGTGATATAGGAATTAGAAAAACACTACATTTTACTAAACTGTCAATAAAACCAGAAGGCACAACAGATATAAACTTAGATGTTAGATATGATTTTGAAGACTCTGGAGTTTCCCAGCCAACACAATTTCCAGTTGGCTCTATTCTAGAACCTTCTCTTTTTGGTGAAGCTGTTTTTGCTTTATCAAAATTTGGAACTCCTGAAGTTCCTATGAAACGAATTAACTTATTGGGCAGTGGATTCTCCAATAGTTTTAAATTTACAAGCAACGATACACATCCTCCGTATTCTATACAAGGTATGTATGTTGACTTAATACCTTCAAGCAGGAGATAAAGAATGGCAAACCCTTACATTAGACAGTCCTCGTTTTCAGACGGAGATACAATTAATGCAGCATTGTTCAATGACGAATATGACCAATTAGTTGCTGCGTTTAGTACTTCTGGACATACTCACGATGGAACTGCTGGTGAAGGCGCACCTATTACTAAATTAGGACCTACGCAAGATGTAGTTGTTTCAAGTTCTTCAATAACACCAAAGACAAATAATACAGTAGATTTAGGTTCGTCTTCTTTAAAATTTAAAGATGCTTATTTTTCTGGTAATGTAAATGTAGACGGTGTAGTTACTCATAGTGGTAACATGACTATAGGTAATGCAGCAACAGATACTCTTACTATTAATGCAACTATACAAGGAAGTTCATTAGTATTTGAAGGAGCTACTCCAGATGCTCATGAAACAACTCTTGCTATTCCAGATGCAACTTCTGACATTACAATTACTTTACCCAACGCTACAGATACATTAGTAGGTAAAGCAACTACAGATGTATTAACAAATAAAACATTAACTTCACCAGTTATTAATACAGGAGTTAGTGGTTCAGCTATACTAGATAGTGACACAATGTCAGGCGCTAGTGCTACAACACTATCTTCATCAGAGTCTATTAAAGCTTATGTTGACACTCAAGTAGCTACAGTTCCAGTTGGAGACGTAACTTCAGTAGTTGCAGGCACAGGCTTAACTGGCGGAGGAACTACTGGTGATGTGACAGTTAATGTAATAGGCGGTACAGGTATTACAGCAAATGCTAATGATATTGCAATTGACTCTACAGTTGCTACATTAACAGGAACTCAAGCATTTACTAACAAGACATTAACAAGCCCAGTATTAAATACAGGAGTTTCAGGAACAGCAGTGTTAGATGAAGACAATATGTCTTCTAATTCTGCTACACAATTAGCTACTCAACAATCTATTAAAGCGTATGTAGATGGACAAATAACCAGTAATGCTACAACTAATGAAGAAATTCAAGATGTTGCTGGTGGAATGGTTACAGGAAATACCGAAACAGGTATTACAGTCACTTATCAAGATGCAGACGGAACAATTGATTTTGTTGTTGCTTCTCAAACAGATGAAAACTTTACAACAGCAGACCATAGCAAACTAGACGGTATAGAAGCTAATGCAACAGCCGACCAAACAAATGCAGAAATTAGAGCAGCAGTAGAAGCTGCAACAGACTCTAATGTATTTACAGATGCTGACCATACTAAACTAAACGCTATAGAAGCAAGTGCTGATGTGACAGACACAACAAATGTTGTTGCTGCTCTTACAGCCGGAAACGGAATAACAATTGCAAATGATGGTACAATTGCTGCGGGTGCTTTAGCTTTAACATCGGTTAACACAGCGGCTAATCAAACTGCACAGTTAGCATTAACTACTGAAGAAGGTGACGTAGTTATTCGTTCTGATGAAAATAAAACATATATTCATAATGGTGGTACTGCTGGAACTATGGCAGATTTTACACTTATGGCAACACCTAGTGATGCAGTAACTAGTGTAGCAGGCAACACAGGTGTAGTAACTAATGCTCAAATAGCTGCTGCTGTTGAGGCTGCAAGTGATTCAAATACATTTACAGATGCAGACCATAGCAAACTTAATGCTATAGCAGCTAGTGCAAATAACTATGTACATCCTAATCACAGTGGTGAAGTTACATCAACAGCAGATGGAGCAACAGTTATTGCAGACAATGTAGTTGATGAAGCTAATCTTAAAGTAAGTAATACACCTACTAATGGTTATTTCTTATCAGCACAGTCTGGCAATACAGGCGGAATGACTTGGGCAGAAGTAGATGCCTTACCTACACAAAGTTCCAATAGTGGTAAGTTTCTAACAACAGATGGTTCAGACGCAAGTTGGGCAACAATTGCTACAGGAAACACTACAGCAAATGGAATGTGGGAACACTCACACACAATTAGTAGTAACTATAGCATAACAAGTGGCAATAACGCTATGGCTGCTGGTCCGATTACAATCAATTCAGGGGTATCAGTCACAATACCTACTGGTTCAACTTGGGTGGTAGCATAATGGCAAAAGTTAAAATACAAGGCAACGCATCAGGAACAGGGGTACTAACTGTAACTGCTCCGAATACGAGTACAGATAGGGTAATTACACTACCTGATGAAGATGTAACACTAGGAGCAGCAACACCAAGCATTGATGAT